GTTTAGTTTTACCCTACAAAGAAAAAGGCGGAGCCGAAGCCCCGCCCAAGTGAGAAGTAGATCAGAGACCACCGGCAACGCCAATGTCGGCGATGGTTCCTCTCTTCCAAGTATTCACGGTGAAACCAAGTTCGATAGTCCCAACGTCTCCACTTTCACGATCTGCTTCAGCCACAGTTAGACTGATGAGCTGAACACCCTCGAGGATGTAGGGGTCGCCGAGGTAGCTCTCACCGTCGCAATTCACAGGCTGGATGGTGATGGTCAGGAACTGACAGTCGTACTCAAGCCAGAACTGCTCGATCTGATTAGCCTGGAGCGGGTCATAAGGCATCGTCAGTGTGACGTCGTCGATTGTTCGAGGACCGATCACTTTGTGAATGCGTCTGCCTGTTCCGTTAGCGTATTCGCCAGTGGCGGATGAGTCGTTGATGCCAGAGAATTGAGTCCAGAAGAACTCAAGACCACCAACGTACATGATAAATCCCGATTTCGAGATTGGTGTTAGAATAGCCATCTAAATCCTCCTAATAGTGTACTCTTAGAGGACCCTAATCAGGCTAGGATGTCGTTGATGAAGGCACCGGAACCAGCAAGACCGGAAGCGCCCAGACCCACGATGTTCACGGCACGCTCAACGGTGATTTCAGCACGAACCACACGACGCTCACGGATGTAGTACTCAGGGCGAACGGCGGGGGTGCCGGTCAGCTGATAGGTGTAAGCGAAGGCGGGAGTAGCGGCAGAAGCACCACCAGCGGGCAGCACGCTGTCGTTAGCACCAAGAGGGCTGTAGAACAGTAGGATAGCGTTCTCGGGGAAGATGGGTAGGAGCTCACCATTGGCAGCCAGCTGACGACCCTCACCAACGCGGATGCCACGCTCGAGACCGAAGTAGCGAGCCAGCATGTCGATGTCGATGCTGTCGGCAGTGGTGTACTTGATGCGATCCAGGATGGAGGCATCGGTCATCAGGGTGTCGAACACGTTGGTGCCGATCACCATGGAGTTGGGGCGGATGCCGATCTGGTTAGACACGGCACGCTTCAGGCGCAGGATGTTGCCGATAGGATCGGAACCAGCCTGACCCCAGGGGGCGATACCCGAACCAGCCAGAGTCTGAGCGGCACCAGCAGCGGTGGTGTAGTCGACGTAGGCGAGACCGGGCTCATAGATGCCGAGGTTGGTGCAAGCGGCGGACACAGTGGCCTCGTAGCTGTTCATCAGACGCTGCATGGCGTTGCGGGTCTCGATGGCGCGGAGGTCGACCTGAGCGGGACCCTCACCAGCGTTCTCGATCACTTCCTCGGGCAGTTCCCAAGCAACCACTTCCTGCTCCAGAGCGTAGCTCTCAGAGTCGTAACGGCTCTGGATGGCGGGGATGTTGGTGCCGTATGCACGACGGAAGTCGTTCACAGCGAACTGCTCTTTGCCGAAGCGCAGGATGCGACCAGCGCGAGTGGCGGTGTCCACCACGGGGGCAATAAAGTTAGAAATATTGTTCTCGGGCAGCATGTAGCCTTGCGCCAGAGTTGTAAGAATAGGATCAACACCTGCATAGGTGTCACGCAGATTCATCATTGTAGGAGATCTCCTTTGACTTTAAGGGGAATGTTTCAATTGAAACCCTGGTCTTACACAGGCGACAATGCATTAGCCGGACGCCAGGGTTTATCAGTTATCAAACAGCGACGAGCACGAAGCTACGCTGACCCACGAGCACTTCGCGGACAACGGGGGTGCGACCACCAACGGTGATGGCGGTACCAGCAGCCACAGCACGACCCACACCATCAACGTTCAGGGCGGTGCCCACGGCGATGGTAGCGGCCACAGCGCTGTCGGCTTCCACCAGCAGCAGACCGGAGGTAGCCACGCTCAGCAGGCGGCTGTCGGTCGGGGCGTTGGCCAGGGAGTCAACGTAGTACTGGGAGATGCCCACGGCATCGGTGCCCACGGTAGCGGTGTAGACGCCGCCAGCGGCGCCGAACACGGGGCGGAATTCGAACACTTCGTTGGTGTCGGCTTCCAGGGTTTCAGCGAAACGGATGTACTGCTTGCCAGTTACAATGCCAGCATTAGTTGCCATTTTATTAGCCTAATTAGAAAGATTGGACTTTAATGTCTGTTGTTTTGTCGTTTGGACCGTTGGTTGTTTAGTCCGGAAATTACCTGTACTCGATGACGCAGCGGCAACGGTCGTAGCAGCGACAGTCCACTCCGGGACTAGGCAGTGAACCAATGTTCTTCCACCCTTGCTGCTCGAACTCCACGCATTCAGGGCACACTCG